TATTTAAAACCAGTGCTGATACTAATTTATTCAATATATCTTATGCTTTTAATGGGGATCAGACCAAATATAGCCCTAATGAAGCTTTTCATTTCAATAATATTAAAGAAATGTTTGATAAAATTAATTTGTTCATACGCAACATATGCCTAGGAGATACCTCTGATCTTACAAGTCTATCTAATTTATTTGATAGAAGATTTCCACGACTATCAGTTAATCACCGACCCATACATGGAAGATTAACATCTCTAAATGAAAACCAAAGTGATTATAATTCAATAGTAGACCCAAACTATACATCACGCCAAGACTTTTTAGATAATGAAAGTGAATATAATTACAGGGCGTTCGGGCCTGTCTTCTTTTTTGATGATGATTTAACAGACCTCTCAAACCAAGATTACATATTAGATGTTACTCCGCTAGATATGGGAGGGTTTAGGCAAAACAACATCCAGCAAGATTGGCGTTATATGTTCTCTGATATAGCAGTAAAAGGAATTAAAGGTATAAATGAAATCAATTTTGACGTAAGAAAATTAGAGTCTTATGGAACTTACAGATTAAGTAATATGTTCCAGTTTTACCTTTACCACTCTTTTACGAATTACAGAACTTATCCTTCAGCAGCAACAAACGGCTTCGTAGGCTCAGTAGGCTCAATAAACGAGGTTCTATTACACGCAATAGACATATCCCATTGGTGTACAGAAGGAACAAGCGAGCCATCTCGTTTTGTGTACGGAATGAGCGCAATCACTAAAGAAGTCGTACTTATTGATTACAATACATCGCCCCCCTCAGAATACGTCACATTCAGAGCGCCAGACTGGGGCTTGGCATGCAATATAAACTTAGAATATACAATATCTAATATTACACCAGGTTCAAGAGTTCAAGTATATAACCTAACTCAAACATATGAGGTTTATAATGATATAGTCAATGCAAATTCATTGGTAGATTATTTTACTCAAAACGAGATTCAAGAAGGTGATAAAATAAGGGTAAGAGTTACTTATGTAAATGGAACTTCAGCTAATCAGCCTATAGAACTAATTGAAGAAATTCAATATCCAGGCTTAAATATTTCTCTTGATACATCAAGCTCTACAATTTACAATGCAATTGCTATTGATGGTAGTAGTGTCGCAGAGTTTGAAGCTGTGAACTATTCTCAATCTAATAAGCCACCAATAATTGAAATCAATGATACAAACAATGAAACTTTTGTAAATAGATTTATAGCTTGGTATTTCAATGAAATAACAACAGAGAACGGAATAAGTTATTTATATAATGCTTTTATAATTAAATCTGTAAATCAAGTAATAATTAATCCTGATAATAATTTTTATTCCAGCTGGTATTATGGAAAGTTTATAGGCGCAACAAAATTTAACAATACAAAATTAGATACATTATATTTTAAAAATGGATCAATATATCCATCAGATGGCTCATCTCCTAAAACAGAAGATAGTAATGAAATTATTTTTGATGATTTTATTATTGATTTATCAGCGAAAGATGGGAGTTACGCAGGGCTAGACGTCGAATTTGTTTTAGTGGAAACGGGAAGCTTCGAGGCTAACGTAAGCACGGATTGTATAGATTGCTTGGGTTCGGAAACCACTCAAGAAGTTTTAATAACAGAAGAGTTTTATATAGCTAAAACGGAAGTAACTCAATCTCAATATGAACTAATAACTCGCAACAACAACTTAGGTTTAAGCACGAACCCAAGTCAGTATACTGGGCCCAATTTACCAGTTGAGCAAGTCTCATGGGATAATGTTCAAGATTTCTTCACTATACTAAATACTGAATATTTAGACATTCTACCAATAGGGTGGAGCTTTAGTCTACCCTCAGAAGCTGAGTGGGAATTTGCAGGCAGAGGAGGAGTTAACTCTGGATACTACTGGGGAGATACAATTGATTCATCGAAAGCTAATTATAATTGGGACGGTGGTCAAAACGATGGGAGTGATACTAACAAAACGGTCGATGTAAGCACTTTTGCCCCAAATCCTCTAGGACTTCTTGATATTCACGGTAATGTATCTGAATGGGTATTAGATCCATTTCAAATGCAATACCCTGGGACATCTACTAAAGATCCAAATGATTATCCTTATGGAGTAGCTATAGATCCATTCTCTTTTGCGAATTCAGACGAAAGAATAATTAAAGGAGGCGCGTGGAACGATGGAGCAGACGCATTAAAATTCGCATATAGATCGAAAGCTCTAAAAAACGCAAAGAGTCGTTCATTAGGGTTCAGAATAGCCATACGAAAATCTCCCCTTGTATTGTTTAACAGAGATACTTTTATTGTAGTAACCTTTGATACCTCAGGATCTATGTCTGGAGCTGAACCGCAAATAAGAGCAGCTCTTTCTGGTGGTTACTTTAAGCAAGGTAGCACTACAGAAAGAAACCCAGAGTCAGTTAGGGCAGTCCTACAAGATTATTATGCCACAGGAGGAACAGAATTTGAAGGTAATACTAACCCTGCAACAAATGGAAGAGACGAATACGACGCAAAAGTACGATTTATAGAAGATCCATCAGAAAGGCATTGGGAATATATAAGAAATAGTAAAGGGACGGGTTTAGGGGTAGGAGTGGGTGACGATTTTGAAGGAGCTAAAGCTATTATATCTTTAGCCTTTCAGGATGAGTCAAGTCCTTACGGTAACAGCGCCACCAACACCCAAAGCCAACAGGATGTATCAAATTTAAAAGCAGAAATACTAGCTCTACCAAACAGTGTTTTATTCTTTGGTCATGCTTTCCACGTAACAGGGACTGCTGCATTCAAAACTTACCTGCAAGACATTCAAAACGGAAAGTCGGGACTTAGCAGTAATTTTACTTTTCAAGATGAGCCATGGAATGAAATGATTGGATTTTCATATGATTTAAATGAAAATGAATCTACTTTATTTTTTAGGAATAAAATTTTAGAAGCCATAGAGGATAAGGGTTATCAATTACCTGATTTATTTTAAATCAATTTGATATTGACTTTGATCTTTATTCAGTCTATAATCGTTATATATAAAATTATGAAAGATAAAACAGGAGAACTACTAACAAAAAATATTGCAGGGGTAAATAGAATTTTACCTCATAAACATAAATACGCATGGGATTTATTTTTAAAAAGTTGCGCTAATAATTGGATGCCTACAGAGATATCAATGCAAAACGATATTCAGCAGTGGAAAAATAACGAAATTACAGATGATGAAAAACTTCTAGTTAAGCGTTGTCTTGGCTTTTTTGCTGGGAGCGAGTCCTTAGTTGGCAATAATCTACTTCTTTCGGCATTTAAATTTGTCACTGACGCTGAATGCCGACAGTACATATTGCGCCAGGCATTCGAAGAAAGCTTGCATAATCTTACGGTAGTTTATATATGCGATAGTTTAGATCTGGATATTGAAGAAGTTTTTACTGCGTATGAAACTATTCCTAGTATAAAAGCTAAAGATGACTTTCTAATGAGTATTACTAACGATATTACCCGTCAAGATTTTAACCCACACAACAAAGAAGGTAAACAAGAAATACTAAGAAACTTCTTAACTTACTGGATCGTCTGCGAAGGAACTTTCTTTTTTAGTGGCTTTGCAATGTTACTTGCTTTAGGTAGGCAAAATAAACTGCAAGGAGTTTCTGACCAAATAAAATATACATTAAGAGATGAAAGTTCTCACATTGCATTCGGAACTTATTTAATTAATACATTAATTGAGCAGAACCCATCAATATGGACTAAAGCTATTCAAGATGAATTCGTAGAGCATATAAAGAAAGCTGTAGAGTTAGAAATAGCATATGCTCATGATGTACTTCCAACAGGAATACTAGGATTAAATGCAGAAATGTTTGTAGATTACATGCATTATATAGGCAACAGAAGATTAGAAGCTATAGGCTTAGATTATCGCTTTCCGAGCGACAAAAACCCATTTCCATGGCTAGGAGAAGTAGTAGATGTTCAAGCTATGGGCAACTTCTTTGAGAGAAGGGTTAGAGAGTACCAACAAAGTGGATCTCTAGAAGACGATTTTTAATTATTTATTACTCGACCTTTTAGCTTTTTCTAAAGCTTCTTTGGATGGGCGATCTTTATCTCCAGGTTTCGCTGGTTTATAATTTTTGCCCATCCTTTTTTTCTTGTCTCTAATATTTTCCCATAAACCTTTTTTATGTCCAGGAGCATGACCAGCTTCAGAATCTTGTTTAATTTTCTTTTGTAATTCTTCATGAGTTTTTCCTGGCATAAACATAGTTTTTCCATTCTGTTTTTGCTCGTGTATTCCATTTAGTCCTAGTTTCTTTGCGGCTTGCATAGCTTCACCAGGATTGTCAAAAATATATTTAGCTTGGGATTCGGCAGCCTTTGAATCTTCTTTCTTAGACTCTTTTTTATCTTTTGATTTGTCAGATTCTTTATCTTTTTTTTCGTCAGGTTTACCACCTTTCTTCTTCATAATAGCTTTTTGTAAAGCAGGGGGTAATTTCTTTTGCTCTTTAGAGAGTTCCGCTTCTATATCTTCTTTAAAAATTCCATCAAAATCAGCTTGGGACTCATCAAGTAAATCAAATTTTTTAATATCTAAATCAACTTCTATACGCTCTTCTTGAGTGATTCCCCAATCTCCATCATCCTCAAGATACACGCTGGATGCTTTAGCTACGTCTTGGTCAGCTTTACGATAAGAATCTTTGACTTTACCACCCCTTTTCATTTTCAAAAACATATTGACTCTAGCCATTGCCCATCCACCCCTTGTCATGCCAGGTCGATGAGAGGTAGAGAAAGCTCCAGCTCCTCTTCTATATATTTTTTTTAATTGTCCAAGAGTAACTTTTTTACTTGGATGTTTTTTATTGTGATCAGAAACTTTTTGCTTTAAACCACTTATAACTTTTTCTGAAAATGTAATCTTTGAACCTTTTTCTCCAGCACTCCCAGCTTTATTTTTGTTTGAACCTTTTTTCTTCTCTGAAGGTTTGGCTGGAGTTTGAGCGGCGCTTTTAGGACCAGACCTAGCCTCGCTTTCGTCTAAAAATTCTACCATTTCTTGCTCAGTACCATCTTCCCCCTTGGTCATTTTAGTAACACTCTTCTTACTCCACATCTTACAACTCCAATATTTAGCCTTAGTCTTAGGTCCAGGATTGTCGCAGCCATGTCTAGCTCTAAAGCTTTTTCGTCTTGCAGGATCATCTCGCTTTATAGACATATTCGGATCTCCGAAATTAACTTTTACCACATTACCTTTATCATTTTTAACATAAACTGAAAACTTCTTCGGTCCACCAGGAGTCCTGAATGGTTTATTTAACTTTTTCCCTTTATTTTTTTCAGCAGCCCAAGCTTCTTCTGAAATAACTTCTTCAGTTCCTTGTTGCGCTAATAACTGATCTTTAATTTGTTTGGTAAAATCTAATTCTTTCATAAGGGAATTTACACATTATTTATTTAATAAATAAAACTTTTTATATTTTTTGTGTGTAATATTGATTATGGAATATAGTAAACAAGGAGTACCAGGAAAACTTATTAATACTCAAGTAGCTTCAGCCAATCTTGGTGAAGTTACTGAGTTTGAGGGGCAAAGAATTCAATCTGCTTATTTTTCAACTTGTGGAGATACGATAGGCATACAAGCTCCAGAAGGTAGATCAATTGTAATAACTGACGTAATTCATGGGGCTACAGGAGGCACTACTGGAGATAGTACTGATTTAGAGCTATGCTATAAAGACTCAAAATCATCCTTAGCTTCGGCTAGAGTAGTTTTTCTAGTTATGCCAGCAAGAACAACCCATACTTTTTTTACTCCAATTTTATTACCTCAAAGTAAATTTTTAAACTTTAGAGCTGGATCTGATCTCACAATTTGCTATTACATAGTTTAGTCTTGACTTTTATATAAATATCACCTATAATCATATGGTGATTAAAAATAAAAACAAAAAAGACATTCTTGCCAACATAGTAAATATTCCTAAAACTCAAAAACGAGCATTTTGGGCGCGTGAATTTAAAATCTTAAATGACTTAATGAGGCTATTCCCTAATGAATCTTTCTGGAATTTAATCAACTTTAAAGAAAAAAAAGACTCTTTAATATTTTATAAGTCAGAACACGGAATAAAAGTACTTAAAACATTATATAATGAATATAATTATCAACCTAGAGTCACTCCCAAAATTGAGTTAGGCGAAAAATTTGGTGAAGATAAGATTATATCAAGCAATAAAAACACAATTAAAAACTTTTTATCATAATGACAGAAACACAATCAAATACATTTTTAAAATCTTTTCTTAAAAACAATAAAGAGTATCACTATAATTTTGAAGAAGAGATAGATTATAAAGTCTCAAGCGGCAGTCTTAGGATGGACTTTGAGCTTGGAGGAGGATTCGGCCCAGGGCTTCACAGGTTTGTAGGAATGAATGAAGGGGGCAAAACATCCGAATCTCTAGAAGTTATGAAAAACTTTTTAAATACGCAAGAAAAAAGTAAAGGTTTCTTCATTAAAGCAGAAGGGCGGTTAAGTCCTGAAATGAGGTTACGCTCAGGAATAAATTTTGTATTTTCTGAAGATGAATGGGTAGAAGGAACTTGTTTTGTTTTCGAAAGTAACGTTTATGAAACAGTTTTAGAGGTCATGAAGATGTTAATATTAAACAATGACGACGGAAACAAATACTGCTTTGTACTTGATTCTCTAGATGGACTAATCACTAAAGATGACTTAAATAAATCTTTTGAAGATGCTCATAAAGTTGCTGGAGGAGCGCTGCTTGGCGCAAAGTTCATGCAAAGAATGAGTATATCTTTAGCGAAAAGAGGCCACATGGCGATATTCATATCTCAAGTGAGAGCAGACATCAAGCTAGACCCATACTCAAAAGCACCAGTAAGGCAAACTAGCGCAACTGGAGGTAATGCTTTATTACACTTTGCAAATTTTATATTAGAATTTCAGCCTAGGTTTAAAAAAGATATCATATTAGAAGATCAAGCTAAACCAGTTTGTCCAGATAAAAATCCTATGCTCGGGCATCTAGTAAGTATCGCAGTTAAAAAATCTCCCAACGAAAAAACAAACTATACATTAAACTACCCAATTAAATATGGAAGACAGGGAGGTAATTCAGTGTGGGTTGAGAGAGAGATTATAGATATGCTTTATTTATGGGGTTATATAAATAAAAAAGGAGCATGGATTAGTGTTGAAGAAGAGTTTATTAATATATTAAAAGATAATAAATTTGAATTTCCCGAAAAAATACAAGGCGACTCTAAATTAAATAATCATTTAGAAGAAAATGCGGACTTAGTTAAATTTTTAATTAATCATTTTAAAGAAATTATATCCAAGTGAAGTTTAAAACTACCTCTGGAGTGATCAAGCGAGCAAAAACTCCTAAAAAATATTTTATTAATTGGAGTGCAGAAAGCAAAAGTAAATTCCAAAAAAGCGTAAAAGATTTTCTTTTTGATTTTTGGCGCTATGACGTAGTGCTTGAGGAATTTCCTATTCCTGGAAGTAGACTTTCAATAGATTTTTTTAATGTAAATAAAAAAATTGCAGTAGAAGTTCAAGGAGATCAGCACATTAAGTATGTGCCTTATTTTCACCAAACAAAAGGCAACTATCTCCATCAATTAAGAAAAGACAAAGATAAAGAAAATTTTTGCAAAATAAATAATATTACTCTAGTAGAAATATTCACAGACGATGTTGTATCTAAAGATTTATTTAAAAAGTATAATATAGATTTATAGTGTAAAGCTTTTTATGAGAGATTTCGATCCAAACAATTTAGGGCGCTTTGAAATGCCCGAAGAAATATTTGAAAAAATATATGAACTTTCTGGAGGTGTAGAAGAATCCTCCAAAGGATTCTTGTTAGCTTATGTAAACAGCGAAGGAGAACCAATAATACATTCTAAAGCCCCAAATCAAATAGTGCATATGGGGTTGATTAAGGCTATCGAGCAATTCCTTATTCAAATGGAATCTCAAGAAGATATGCCTCCTCCGTCAGAAGATTAATCTTGACTTTTAAGGAGTTTATTGATATCATTAAAATATGATATCGTCAAACGAACTAGAACAACATGTATTGGCTGGATTAATAAGGTATCCAGATATATTCCATGACATTGAATATTTTATAGATGAAAAAGATTTTTATGATGAAGACTCTATAGTGCATAAAACTATATTTAAAATCATAAAACAATTAGCAAACGCATCTGAACCTATAGATCCAGTTATTATAGCAGAAAGAATTAATTCTATCGGAATTAGTTTTGAAGATAATATAAATGTATCTGATTATGTCCAAGCATTATCAATGCGGAGAGTAGCAAAGAATCAAGTTATGTCTTCCTGTAAAGAGCTTAAGAAGCTGACAGTAAAAAGAGAGATTTGTAATTCTGCTAAAGAAGTAATTTCTTCAGTTAAAAGAATGCCAGCTGAATCTTCTTATTCAGAAATTGTGGGAGAAGCTGATGCGGTATTCAATAAAACTATCAACGTTTTTGACTCGGGGCAAGACGCCCCTATGAACATCTATGAAAATATGGAGTCCATGATTGAAGAGTTAGGGAATAACCCCGTAACTGATTTTGGAATGAAAGGCCCGCATAAGAAATTACATGATCTATATGGATCGCTTCTTAGACCAGGCAACATTACAGTCATAACAGCTAGGTCTGGAGTGGGTAAGACTCAATTTTGTATGGATTTTTGCACGAAAGTTTCAGCAGAACATAATGTTCCTATATTACACTTTGATAACGGCGAGATGAGTTTCGAAGAGCTCACAATGAGGCAGTGTGCAGCACTCAGCGGAGTACCCTTACATCTTTGTGAAACAGGCAAGTGGAGGACTGCGGGAGAAGAAGTATGTAATAAAATTAGATCAGTGTTCCCTAAAGTTAAAGGTCTACAGTTTTACTATCAAAACGTCGGGGGTCTTTCTGTTAATGAAATGATTAGCTTAGTAAAAAGATTTTATTACGGGAAAATCGGAAGAGGTAATCCGCTAATATTAAGTTTTGATTATATTAAAACCTCTTATTCGGAAAATGGCTCCAACATGAAAGAGTGGGAGCAAATTGGTAAAATGGTAAATGACTTTAAGAAGTGCATACAAAGAGATATTGTTGTTGATGGAAAACCAGTCATACCTATGATTACTAGCGTACAAACTAATCGAATGGGGATCAGTCAAAACAGAAATTCGGACGCTGTTGTTGAAGATGAAAGCGTGGTATCATTATCAGACAGAATTACTCAGTTTTGCTCTCATATGTTTTTCTTAAGGCCAAAAACTACCGATGAGGTAGAATCAGATATGGGCTTCGGAACCCATAAACTAATAAATCTAAAATCTAGACATTTAGGTGATGACGTTTTTGGTGCCCTAGAGCCAGTTAAAATGCCAGATGGTAGATTGAAGAAAAATTATATCAATTTAAATTTTGATAATTTTGGCATAACAGAAGTAGGAGATTTAAGAGATCTAGTCGAACATCTAGAGGCTACAGGAGAGCCTATAATGGATGGAGATTCAGAGTTGCCTGATTTATTTTCTTAATAATGAGCCCTGATACTATTAAATCTGTGTTAAGTGAGCTCGGCTACAATTTAGTAGACCGAGGTTCTTACTGGCAAACTAATGCTCTCTTCCGCAATGGAGACAACTCGACCGCTATCCAGATATATAAAAACTCTGGAGTATGGAAAGATTACGTCTCAGGAACCTCCTTTATGCCTTTCAAAACTTTAATTCAAGCTACATTAAAAACTAATGATAAAGAAATTATAAATAAATATTTAAAAAACATTGACACTCTTGACTTAGATAGCGTCGAACGTCAATATAAACCTACTCAAAAAATTATGTCAGAAGAAATATACCCAAAATCCGATATAGATAAATTTTTACCTCATTATAAATTTTATGAAAATAAAGGTATATCTAAATCTATTCTACAAAAACTAAAGTCAGGATTCTGTACAGAAGGTAAGATGCATAATCGATTTGTATTTCCTATTTTTAATGAAAGCGGAATGATTCATGGATTAGCTGGTAGAGATATGCTTAAAGATGCTCCGAATAGACCCAAATGGAAACACATGGGGCAGAAAAACAACTGGATATACCCCTTATA